GGCTGTAAAATATTTTCACAAAGTAATTTTAATTTTTCTATTTGATCTGCATTAGGATTATTATCAATACCCAGCCTAATGGCTGTGTCTGATTTGATAAGCTCTGATAAGCTAAAATTTCGTGATAGTTTCATTATAGTTTCCCCCGTAATTCTTTTAAATATTTTTCGTTTTCTTCTTGTTCTAATTGTTCTTCAGTTTTTTGAGTTTTATTTATTATGTAATAAGCAATTATAGCACCTATAAGTATGCATGTCATACCATAAATAAACATTCCTATGCCAAAGCCAGTTGTTATCATCGTGCGATGTCAGTGAGTAAAGTTATGAGAACAGCTCCCATACCTCCGACTATCCAATACTCCAATCTTTTAATACGTTCTTTCATTTCTTTTATTTGTTCGAACGTTTGCTTTTGCATTATTCTGCAAAGCTTTTCATGTGATTCTATTTTTTGTAATGCCGATTTTCTTGCCATAATTATCCTTGTGGAAACAATATTTGCAGTTTTTGCGCCGTTGTCAAGTTAGAAAAAGATCCTGCTGCACCTGGATTATTGATTATATTTGCATCAATACCTGGTAAATTTAATGATGTTGGTGTTGCAGGCGTGTCTTGTACAATAGGTAATAATGGGTTTTCTATAAATGGAAAGTTAGGTTCTTCTAAAGATATTCCTCTCATTGTATTTTGAATAGATGATATTGCGCTTTGTGCGTCGTCTAATGGACTTGTTGTGCCTATTGCAGCAGCATTATCTCTAAATGCTCTTCTTATATCTGGAGAAATATTTATTGGTCTAAATATATTTCTGTCAATTGTATTAACTTCTATTCCAGATAATCTATCAACTGCAGTTCTAAAATCAGAGTTGCTTATATTTAAAACCCTAGCTGCATCTATGTCTTTTTTAAAATTTTTTCTTACATTAAACAAAGATCTGTTTGCATTTATATATGCGTCTACTACATCTCTTGGTTCAATTGGTCCACCACGTAAAGCTTCTCTAGTAAATAGTGATCTTGATTGTCTTACACCTCTTTGATAATCGGCTACCTTAAAATTAATTGCTCTACCTGGGTTTACATTTACAGCTCTAAAACCAAACAGTCCTGCAAACTCATCACCAAATTCAAAAGTCTGTCCATATTTATCAAACTTACCTCTTGTAATAACATCTACAGATTCAATAGATCTATCTAATCTTTTTAATTGCTCAAAAGAAAACGGCATTTGAGCTTTAACTAAGTGACCCATAATCTTATATGCTTTATCACCAGACGTATCTTGTGGATTAAAAACTTGGAAACCATCTCGAGTTCTACCGCCTCTGGCTAAAATATCTACCACTGCTTCTGTCCAGATAGATTCTGATATAAAGGGTTGTGCAAATTCTGACATGGATGAAAATGTACCTGCAATAAAATCGTCCATTAAACCATCCTCATCTGTTCTACCATCAGCAACAGCGTTTATAATAGTTTGCACAGGTCTTAATAAAGTATCGTATGCATTAGCATGACTAAAATCTACGTATGAAAAAGACCCATCCTTATTTTTTATTGGTAATAGTGTTGAGTTTTTAGACCATTGTGCAACATATCTTCTAATAGCTTCTCTTTCTTCATCAGTTACATCATAGATTGCTTGAAAAGCTTTTTGTGTTGCATAAGGCACAGCTGCAACTGTAGCACCAAATCCAAATAATCTTGTATATCCGATACCCTCAAAAGGTTTTATTGTTTTGCCATCAGGTGTAACAAACTCTTCGTTTATTTCTCTAAGACCACGTCTTACAATATTTGTTCCTGTTCTAACGATCTCTGCAGGAAATGATACGAAGTTACCGATAGGGAGTTTTCTTAATGATTTAACAAAATCAGATACATAGTCGTAGTTTGGTATATTATTTTTTACTATGTCAGCTGCCTCTTGTTTAAAGAATTGGTCATCTACTACAATATCGACACCATTTCTTTTTACTGTCATGCCTCTAGTTACACCCTTGTTTGCAAAAGCTTTTTCTAGTCTTGCTTTTTCCATGGCCCATGATGCTATCTTCCAAAAGTCATCTTCAGCTGTGTATAAATCTTGTGATACAGATTTTAATTTTGATAATGGTTTTAATAATAATCTTAAACCTTTGTCTGATGTCATGGTCTCACCAAAGTTTACGTCTTCAAGCAGTCTAGTTAAGTCTCCTAATCTTACGTTAGAGTTTACAACACCTAGTTTTAATAACTCTTCATACAAATCGTTTTGTTGTCTTGTGCCTTTGAGTGGTGTTTGTAATGCTTGATATGCTGTTTTGATAGCCTGACCATCTGGTATGATACCATTAGCTGTAGCAAACGCACCAGCAGATACAAAGTTTCTAACGTGTGTAACTGGTGATAAAATTGTTTTAGCTATTTGTGATAAACCTTTTGGATATAGTATAAGACTTTGATACAACTGACCTAACATGCCCGCTTTATCAAAAGATAAAGATGTACCTTCTAATGCTTTAGCCATACCTGATGTAGTATACAATTCGTTAAGTGGATTTACAGATCCGCCTTTGGCTGCAACACTAAGTGTTTTAGCTTGATCAATTCTTATCTGTTGATAGTCATCACCAAATAATAATCTTGCTTCATCTGCTGTTTCTGCAAACATAGGTTTTTGTCCTGCAGCTTTTAATTCATTTGATTTTTTTATAAGGTCTTGAAAGAATAAATTTCTTCTTGTAATCATCGATAATTTAGCTGTACCACCTAATATAGTTTGCATAGGGTTAGCTTGTTTACCTAAAAGTTTTTCAAATACTTTTCTATCTGCTTCTTTAATTGCACCTGCAGATACTAGTGCAGAACCTCTGGCTGTTACAACTTCATCTAATGTAGTTCTGTTTACAAAAAATGCAGGCACCTCAAAGATAGCATCAGAAGGTTTATCCATTCTAATACCTTTTGGTAGTCGTGCAGTTTTTAATACTCTTGTTACAGCTTGCTCTGCTTGAAGATCTGTCATCTCTTCACCTGCTTCTCGTGCACTAGATTTAAATACTTCTTTTGCTTCGTCTACTGCTTCTCTAGCTGGTGTATATCTTACCCACGGAAAAATACTTTGATTTTGAAATATGTCATATGTAGATCCAATATAGTTTTTAAACTTATTGCCAAATAAACTTTTAAATTCTTTTATCTCATTTTGTCCTAATGATCGTCCTAGTTTAGAAAATAAATCCGACCATCTAGTTCTAATAGCAGATAAACTAGCTAATATATCTGCAACAACTTGATCATCTACGTTTAAATCTTTTAATTCTTTTACCAGTGCTGTCTTTTTTGCATCGTCTAATTTACCAAATGTTGCAACACCAAGATCATCTAGTTTAGGATCACCAGATAATAACAAATCATTTATTTTTGTTAACATTTGTTTTCTTTTTGCAGCTTCACCTTGATTTAATACAGTTCTTATAGGCGGAAATATTTTATCTATTGCTTGATCTAGTTCTCTAGATATGTTTCTTGCACCCGCAGCATCTGCAGCTCTTTCTCCCACAGAAGTTCTTTCTATGTCAAAAAATTCTTGAGTTTTACCGCTTCGTGCCCTGAACCCTGATGCAATTTTATCAATAAATGCATCTAGTTTAGAGTTAGCTGTATCTAATTGTTTGTTTCTATCTGTAAGTCTTTTAATTACTTTACCTGTACCACCTATGATACCTGTGAATAGTGCACCCTCTACACCAAACTTAACTCTGTTTAATAATTCTCTTGTTGGATCGTCATCAGAAGATCTATCTATTTTAGTTGGTCCACCAACAAAATCTCCAAACGTACCGATCTGTTCTACATCGCCGACAAATACAGCTTCAGCAACACCGCCACCCAAAGCACCTGCAATAAATTTATTTGTTTTACCTTTAGCATTTAATTCTGCAGCTTTATCTATACCTTTTGCAAGATTTGGATTTGTTGTTTTAAAATATTTATTATTTCTACTTGCACGCATTGCATCGTCTGCAAGTTGTGCACCAAGTTTTATACCTCGTACAGCAGGTATACCGATGTTTACTAATGCTTCTGTAATTTTACCTGCAGCTGTTGCTTCTGCTTTTTCATCAAACTCTGTAAGATCATCAAAGAATGATTCTACTTCTGCTGCATACCTTGTGCCTGCACCAAGATCTATAAGAGTTGCACCTAAAGAAAAAAATCCTTTTGGTATACCAATAAGACCAGATGCAACACCAGACAATACTGATTCTATTGTGCCTACTTTATTGTTCTCGCTGTAAGAAAGTGGATTTAAATCTGATGGGAGTGCCATTTATACTCCTATATTATAATGTCAATAACTGTTCCGTCTTCGCCAACTTCAACAATATTTTTACCTACAACATAATTACCAGGATCTAAATTACCTTTTCCTGCTTGTTGTAATTTAAGATTTTGGTCATTAACAAAATCAATAACATTTAAAGTTGGGTTGTCTTTTAAGAAACTATTTACATCTTTAGTGTTAAATGTGTGTCCTCTAGGAATGTCTATATCTTTTCGTATAGCTAACGATGCTAGCTCTGGACCTTCAGGAACAATTCCTTGTTTACTTTGTAAATCAGCTAATACTTCTTCTAACGATCCGCCCTTTAATTGTCTGTCTAATACTTTTAATTGTTTTTCTTTTACTAATTTGTCTAGCGCATTTTTATCTTTGTTAACATCTTTGTCTATCTCAGCTTTAACAATAGCAGCATCTATTTGTCGTTTGATAGCTGCAGATTTATCTAAGTTTTTAGAGATAGCATCTATAATTTGAGTTTGTAAATTACCAGATTTAATAGCACCTTTAAGATCTGCACCCTCTTGTTGTATAATTTTACTTGCATCAATTAATGAATCATACGCAGCATCTTTTTTCATATCATCTATACCTAAGATCTTGTAATATCTTTTTCTATTTGCTTCTATCTCTGCTTCTCTGTCAATTTTTTTATTTGGATCTATTGTTTCTTGTTTTTTTTCTTTAAGTTTCTTTTTAGCTTTTAATTCTTGTCTTTGTGCATTTAATTCTTCTAATTGTTTCTTAGCAGGTAGATCTCTACCAAATAATCCCTCAGTTTTAATACCTGTTACTGGGTCAAATTTTTGACCAAATATATTTCTTGTGCCAAACAAAGGATCACCACCTGGTAATGCATCTGTTAAAGTGGCACCTGTAATTAATGCAGTAGGAGATGTAGCAAATTGTGCAACTTTCTGTCCAAAACCTTTTGCAGTAGGACTTGTTATACCTTTATAAGCAGCTCCAATAGCTCTTACTCCTGGATCTCTACCAAGATAGTTTGGAACAAATTTGGTTTGAGTTGTTCTAGATATTACATTACCTAATGAATCTTTTACAATGTTAGGATTATCAACATCAATAACCTCTTTACCTATTTTACTTTTAAAAAAACCTGGAATTTTTTTAAGATTAGCAATACCTCTATCATATATTTTAGAGAAACCTGGTAAAAATTTAAAAATTTGTTTTTTTGGATCTGCAAAACCTGTTCTATTACCCATAGGTGTACCTACTTGATTACCACCTGCAATGGTTCTATCTTTCATTCCATCCATGATCCCTTCTTTAATAGGACCACCGTATTTAAACATTGGTCTATTTAAAGGTCTCATTTTTTCCTCTTCATTGCTTTGCCAAATCCACGTTTAGCTATACCGCAGCCTCTGACTCTACCACCATCTTTAAATAATCCAGCGCCCATAATAAGTGCTAAAGCATCATTACTTAAGGCATTTAACTTACCTAAGTATCCTGTTTGATCTGACAATGGATTAAATTGTCTGTCTAATAATGCTTTAAATCCTTTTCTTTTTTTAGTCATATATCTCCTTACCTAAATTTCCCGAACAATCCGCCAATACCTAATGCTGTACTTAAAGCTGTTGAGAATGGACTAGGGGCAGCTGCTGGTAATGGTGCTTGCGCTCCAAATCCAGATAGTTGACTTAAACCAGATCCATATTGTTGAAGTCTTTGGAATGGTTCGAAAGCTCCTGTTTGTGCAGCTTGTGCATCTGCTTGTAATAGTGATTGATCTAGCCCTTGTCTAAACGCACCAAGTTGACCTAAGTTAGCTATATCTGCAGCCTGACCTGCTCTTTGAAAATTGGATAATGCAAATTGATTTTGTGCTAAACCTGCTTGTTGAGCTGCAAGATTAGCTCGTTGATTTGCTAGTGCTTGTTGTTGTCCAAATGCCCCAGCTCTTCTTGCTACAGCGTCTGCAAAACCTTGTTGTCTTAATGATGATTCAAGTCCTGCTCTACCTAATGCAGTGTCGGCCATAAACTGTCCTTCTAATGCACCTTGTCTACCACCACCAAACGCACCAAACTGTGCTGCTCGATCTGCGATCTGTTGTAGACCACCTTCTCTTGATCTATCAAACTGTCTTAATGATTCATCAATAACTGCTTGTTGATATGGTGACATAAAATCTTGTATTGATCCAGCCCCGGTCCCTGCTCCCGCGCCCATAAATTGTCCGAGTCCAGAAACATCTTGTCTGACTTGACCTACATCTTGTCCGGCTTGTGTCATAGCTGCTTGAGCTGTTTGTAAAAATGGTTGGAAAGAACCTATACCTTGTGTTGCTAAATTAATAGCTTGTGTTTGTAATGGATCTTCACGAGCAACAAAATCACGACCTACAAACTTACTTGTATCTATAGGTACAGAAGTTGCAGCCGTTAACTGCTTGGCGTAATCCTTGGCGGTTTCTTCTAAATAATCTGGTAATGCCATTATGCTAATCTACCCTCCAACATTTGTGCTTGATCGAACATTGCTTGTGCAGGATTTTCTTTACCCTGAGACTCCTCAGATATCATACCACCCGCTTCTAAATTGTCCATCATATTTTGCATGACCTCAGCGCCTTTGTCTATGTCGCCTCCGCCTGCATTTCTTACAGCGTCTGCTGTAAATACAAATTCATTCTTGCTAAGCCTAGCTGGCACATCGTCCGCTCTTTCTTCTTTACCTATTGGCACAAAGCCACCTTCTCTATAATCTTTTTCCATACCACCTAGATCCATGATACCGCCTTCTGCTTTTTGGTTTAATGAAGATAGATAATTAGTTACCTGATTGTTTGTAAGTTCAGTCATAGTTGCTATAGTATCTATGTCCATACCTTTATCTTTCATTTGCTTTATCATTGCCATTTGTTCTTTTGATAAAACAGAATTACCACTTTCATATCCTCCTCTTGGTATATCAGCTAATCCTCCACCTTCGGCAAAAAATCTTTTTTGTACAACTGATTCAGGAGGCATAAAATATAATGCAGATTTTGTAGGGTCTTGATAATATTGTTTAGCTTGGTCTCTAATGTTAGCTACCATTGGCTGTATACCTGTAACAGGCACACCTTCATCTACTTCTTCTTCTTCACCACCCATTAAGAATGGTGCAGCAATTGCTGCAGCTCCAAGTCCACCACCTAATAATCTTAGTGCACTAAATTTATTATCTGCCTCTCCACCTACTCTAAATACATTGCCTATTTGACCTAAAAAACTTTGATCTCCACTTTGTAATCCTGACAAAAGACCAGAACCTGCTCCTCTTAAAAAACCTGCACCTTTTAATCCTGCTAGTTTGCCTCCAAACATAGAGCTACCTGATGCAAAAGGACCAAGTCCTCCTGCGTAAGCTCCAAGCCCAGCTAATATTGCAGCTTTACCTACCGGTGATTTAACAACTTTTTTTACAGCTTTTTTAGCTTTTCTTACAAGCTTACCTAGAAAATATCCTTGTCTTGGCTCTTCGAGTGTCATGATTCCGCCCATGTTACGAAGTTGTCTTTCCATATTCATTCTTGAAATTGCCATAGTTTGTCCTTTTTATCGCCTTTTTCTATTATAATCAATCATATATATCTACTAGATCTACAATGCCACCGTCCATAAAACTAGCTGACTCAGAAACATCATCAAATCCAGGTCCAGCTTGTTCTCTAGATGCCTGAGATACACTAGCACCCTTGCCTCCTCTTAAACTATCATAAAAACCTTGTCCTGATGCCATAGCCCTATCAAAATCTGCTTTTGCAGCTGCTTCTTTTGCAGCTTCCATAGCTTTTTCTTTAGCTTGATTTCTTTGATATGCTAAACTTGCTATTGCAGTAAAAGGATTTAGAAATCCTAACGTAGCAGCAAAAGCTGTACCTAACATACCTTTTGTAGTAGTGGGGTTATTATATTCATCAATAGCTTCTTGTTCTTCAGGAGTCATACCCATAGTTCCTGTCATAGATTTATCTAAAGCAAAATCTGCAGTTGTTAAACCTTGATCTACAGGTCCAGTGTCAGTTATGCCACCGCCACCGCCGCCGTCACCACCTCTATTTATATTTGGATTTAATATTGGTGGAACTACTGGTAGTGTAGATATACCACCAGACATATCTAATGTTTTTGGTTGAAACGGGCTAGCTAAATACCTGTCAAAAGGTACAAAATTAAAACCCTGGTCTCTTATATTTTGATCTGTTGGATCTAATATCATTTTGTTTCTCCAAATAAGTCAAGGCTTGGCATTATTACCCTGACATCTTTTCTAATATCTTCTTGAGGAATGCCTTTAGCTTTCCACTCCTCATCACTCTTGTATATCTCACCTGTCTTTAAATTACTAATAGTTTCTATAATCTTCTCTGGTTTTATTACTTTCATTATGTTGTTACCTCTCTTGGCTGTATTTCTAATATTGAAGCTATAACGTGCAGCTCGTTCGCGTCAGCAGCTTGTACTTTTAATATCTCACTTTCCTCCATTACAAGAGGTTGAGATAAGAGTTCTGTTGTGGCCTTAGATGCTATAGCTTTATCTTTAAATAAATTAAATATAGCACCACTAGAATTTACTAATGTTATAGTTATTGTAGACCCTGATCCAGCATCTTCAGTTACTAACAATGATTTAACGACTGTGGTTGTTGCAGTTGGCACAGTGTATAATGTAGTAAGATCAGTTGTTGTTAAATCTACTTTTTTATTTTTAAAACTATTAGCCATTAATTTAAAAAGAAGTTTTGAGCTTCTACTTCATCCTTTAATTCTTGTTGATATGTTGTATTTAATTTTTGTATTACAGCATCTAGATCTCTAACCTGTGAATCAGCCACTTGTTTAGAATATTCATCACTAGGTCTTGTTAATATTTGCACTATTTTTGCCATTATTTTTTTTTAACTCCTTTAATTTTTTTCTTATTTAATGTTGCATAAAACACTTGTTCGCCACGTTTTTTTCCATATTGTTTTTTCATAGACTTCATTATCTTTTTACCTTTTTTATTTAATGGCATTATCTTCTACCGTCCGGTTGTATGTCTAATCTAAATGTACCTAGTTTCCAACTTTGAGAAGCAGCTGTGTTTGCTACTTTTAAAGCTATCTGTCTTGCCCTTGCACGTGTGTCTACTTTTTGTGTAGATGATGTTACTGTAAAAGGTCCAAGAGAAGAACTAGTTTTAGCATCGTTTGGAAAATCTCTTAACTGTAGTGTAACTTGTGTGTTACCTGTTTGAGATATAAAATCTGGTATAAACCTTCTTATCTTCATTATAAACTCTCCATCTCCTCTAATATCTGGCATACCAGTTTGACTTCCTCGAATCACTCTTTGTGTAATATCAAAATCTCCTGATACTATATTTGAAGTTATTGCTGTTACAGTTCCTCCTGCAACTTGATCAGTTCCTTTTTCATGTTCGTAGTATGTTGTGCACCCATCTGTATTTCCAACGACGTCGTAAGAATTATTACTGCTTGCATCATATTCTGTTGCGTGCGGTAAACCAAATACGGCTGAGTCTTTCCATGTTCCCCGTGCCAATGTTCCTGTTGTCCATACAGGTCTTTTAACTCTAGAATCTTGATAGTTATAAGTTACACATCTATTAATAACAGTGGAACCCTCTGTGCAATAAAACCAAGTTATCTCCCCAAACAAATTATTTAATCCAACATTTATTAATTGTCTTGCAGTTGTATTTATGTCATCATAAACAAAATCTTCTACTAAACATAACATAGTTTCTAAACTACCAGCATATTTAAAAAAACCATTTTCAGACATCCAATATGCTGTACCATCAACTTCTAATGCAGCGTTCTGTCCTATCAATCCACAGTTAGTACCAACTTGTGCAAAACCAAAAGTAAATGGGGCACCTACAAAACGCATAATAAATAACGAGGTGTCTGACCATATGTATATTGCATCTCTACCTCTGACAGCCCCTACAATTTTAGATCCATCAGAAAGTCTCTGTGTACCAGCTGTATTCGTTGCTGTAGGTGTGTACGTGTTTATATCTTCTTGATCCGAGAATCTAATAAACATTTCATCTTGTGTTGACGTGTCTCCAATAGTTGTTTCTGTTCCAAAAAAAACTAAGTGACGATCTGGAGTAGATACTAACATATCTCGTGATGCAGTTGGTGCACCGGATATAATTGTTGCTCGATTATTAGTTGCATTTGTTGCATCTGAATCCCATTCAAATACTTGTGCGTTATGTATAAGTGCAATTACTTTACTTCCAAAACTATCAATGCTCCACATACCTGGATCTATTACTACGTCACCTGATGCAGCTTGTCCCCATGCAACATAATCAGAAGAATTTGTAACTGTGTCACCACCATTGTGAGCGGCAGCTGTTGTGTTTCTTACACCTCTTGTAACACCTGTTAAAACACCTGATGTAATACCTGTGTAAGATATTTCTTCTGTCCCTATCTGCACAAAGTTTGTACCGGATGTTGGAAATTGAGATGCGTCTGTTAAAGTAATTCCAGTTGTAGCAGAAGATGAAATACCACTAGTTAAAGTTGTAGTTGCTTCTCCTGATACCGTACCACTCCATTGACCTAGTCCCCATCCTAATCCAGGTAATTGTTCTGCAGGTCCAACAGGATAATAATGTTGTACTCTAATACCTCCAGAGGTTGTTGCACCCGAACCACTTTCGTTTGATGACATTGTAATTGTGAGTGTTGTTGATGATGGCACACTTGTTACCATAAATTTATTATCATCAAAATCAGATGCACTGTAATTAGAATTAGTTATGCTAGAAAAATTATCTAATAAAATAATATCTTTTTCTCCAATACCATGATCACCACTAAAAGTTATTGTAACGGTTGGTGACCCATTAGTTGTAGTAAAAGCACTTGTGAGTGTAGTTGTAGATTTAATAGGATGTATATCATAGAATACACCACCTGAGTATGCATATAAAATTCTGTTTGTTCCTATGATAGCGTATTTAGTTCCAGCTTTATTTACTAAATGAAACAGTGCCCTTGCAGCACCTGTTATTTTGTTCTCTCCTAATTGGGACCAGCCACCTATTTTTTCTGGTGTGCCATAACGAAATCTTACATTATCTCCATCAACCCATTGCCCTTCAGCTGTGGTTTCTGTAATTTGTTTATTGAAACCTGGTAAAAAACCTATTTTTTGTAACATAACAATCCTATAATAATCAGGCAGGAGATGGTGTGGTGGTGTATCTCCCGCCAGATTATTATTCTACTATATTATTTTGGTAATTTAAAGCCTTTAAACCATGCAGGCAACCCTATAAATGGTCGTTTATCAAACTCATTTTCCTTAGCCATCTTAGAGCCTTTTTTGTTGTAATGTAAAAATACTTGGCCACAGTGGTCGCCCTTAAATTCTTCTCTCCAATGTTCTAAATCACAACCAGAATATATTAACATATCTCCAGGCTCTAGTTTTACTTCTATTCCAGCCTGTCCTTTTTTACCTGTTGGGTCTAAATATATTAGCCAGTCATCGCCACCAAGATTAAGTGTTGTGGATATTTCACAACTAAACCTATCTTTATGTCTAGCTAAAATATCGCCTTGTTTATATATTCTAGCGTAAGAATATGTTTCTGATAATTTTAAACCTGTGTGTTTTTCCATAATTGGTTTTACTTTTTGTAACAAAGTTTCCATCACTAGGTCTGCATAATGTGAATATGTGTTTGGAACTTGCTCATCATTCCATATACCCCAATACTCTGTAAATGGTGATATATATCTTTGATCAAATAAAAATCTTGCAACATTTCTTTTATTTAAAAAATAGGCATAACAAAAATCCGCCATCTCTCTGCTTATTGCTTTTTTTAAAACACTATATTTATTTTTTTTGAACGACATTAAGTACTCCTTTCGGTATTGCTTGACAGTTCCAATGTATAAATCTAAACGGTTCATACCCTAAATCAACACTATATAAATGTGGCATATAAGATGGAAAAAATATCATACGACCAGGTTTAACTTTAAAATGCACTTGCGAAGTTGCTTGAGTTATTTTTGTTTTATCTTTTTCTGGTAAAAGATTCATAACATTACCTGCTCTTGGATCTTCAAATATTGGCATAGATGTTTTTTCGCTAGCTTTTAAAAAATAAAATCCAGACATATGTCCATTCCAATGGGTATGTAATGTGTGATGTCCACCACCTTTTTTTGCAAATTCTTGAACCCACATTTCTGTTGTAAACACTTGAAAATTAGTTAAATCAAAACCCATTTCATTTAATAAATTATGTGCTGTTGCACCAATATATTGTAATAAATCATTAAATTTTGGATCATCTATTAAGCTTGTAGAATGAAATACATTACCCATATCTCCTTTATCACCAAATTTTTTATTCCTTTCATCAATTGTTTTTTTTAAATTTTTTTGAGATTTTTTAATATACAGATCAGAGGCTTTATTTAATTTATTTACAAATTTAGGCTCATCTGCCCACCATATTGGACATTTAAAATACTCCTCTAATTGTAGTTGCATTGGAAAAGTCATCTAAACGGGTATCCCAAATTCCATATTACTAAACTATACCTTGATCCTTTTTTTACTGGGCATACTCTATGCCAAACAAAACTAGGAAAAACAACTAGTGATCCCTTTGGTAATATTTCTTTACATTTTTTAATGTTAGGTTTTTTATCAGGATCCATATTTCTAAAATCAAACTCTAACTCTCCACCTTTGTATTCTTTAGGATCAGACAAGGTAACTGTTACAGATAATTTTCTTATTTTACCATGAGAGGGATCATTCGCGTTTTCTTTTGCGTAAGGTTTATCCCAACTATCACAGTGCCAATCATAAAACTGACCTTTATTATATTTAGTAAATTGACAAGATTCAGACCAATCCCAATTAAAATTCCAACCTGCATTTGCATTTGCTTGATGAACGTAAGGTTGTATTTCTTTATATATCCATCTATCATTCATCCAAACAATATTAGAATCTCTTTTTTCTTTTAAATCTTTAAGTTGTTTTTTATTTAATTTTTTATCTCCATATCCACCTGTCACTGCCATTTGATCAGAAATAGATTTTCCATATTTAACTATTTCATCACAAATTCTAGCAGGAACTGCTGATTGAAAATACCAATAATAATTTGTTAGGTTCATGTATCTGTATGAACAGAATATAACATTTCTTATGAAACTGTCAATGTTCCAGAAACTGTAAATACAGCAACCTTTTCTCCACCTGGATGTGCTGCTGTTAAATTTGTGCCAGGAGCCACTGCTAATGTTGCACAAGCAGGAAATCTTATGGCTACAACTCCTGATCCACCATTTCCTGCACTTGGTCCACCGTCTCTAGCTCCACCACCGCCACCACCAGTATTAGCTGTTCCATTTCCACCACTAGGCCCACCACCAGCTCCACCACCACCAGTTCCAGCTGCTCCACCTGTTGAACAACTACCACCACCCCCTCCACCTGCAAATGTAGTGATAGAAAAAGGTGTTGCTCCACAGTTAATTAAATTAGGTGCTCCAGCACCACCAGCTCCACCCACACTTGGTTGTCCAGCTTGTCCAGCTGCTGTGGCTCCACCACCTCCACCTTGAGGACCTCTAGGCGTTGCGGCTACACCGTCACCACCATCATTTCCTTGAGGAGGACTAAAAGGAGGAGTGTTTCCTGATCCACCTTGTAAAGCAGGTGATCCTGGTCTAGCACCACCTCCACCACCAGATCCTCCGTCACCTCCAGCGTAGTTGTCATCTTGACCACCTCGACCACCACCAGTTGCAGTAATCATTGTAGTTCCTTCAGATCCACCTACTCCAAATATTGAATTACTTCCATTAGAACCGTTTGCAGTTCCTGGTTGAGCTCCACCAGCACCAATAGTTACTGTGTATTCTCCTTCTTCTAAACTTAATGCCGTAGCTCTTAATGGACTTGGTCCATAACCAGCAGCACGATAACCTCCGGCTCCTCCACCACCACCTGCATTGTATGAACCTGAACCTCCACCAGCAACGACCATAAAATTTACTCCTGTATAAGTAACAGGAGTAAGAACCCAAGTTCCATTTTTTCTTGCTTGAAATTGACTTTGCATTGACCACACACCACTTGCTTTGTTTAATTCTTTTACTACTACGATTCCTGAGCCACCGCTAAAACTTGGCACTGTACTAGGACTAGGTCCTGATCCTCCAGAACCACCAGCACCACCACCTGTATTTGCGGTTCCATCTGAACCTGGATTTGAAGGTGAAGGGTGTCCTCTACCATTTCCACCGCCACCAGTTCCGCCATCTCCACTTGCACAAAATTGAGATCCACCACCACCGCCACCACCTACAGC